GCACCGGTAAGAAAATTAATGCTATAGATGACTGCTACAAGAATGGTAAAAAGATACCTTGCGCCTTCCAGGCTTTCTCCTCTTACAATGCCATGGTGCAAGGCTGGGCAGATGTTTTAAACTTACCGAGATACAAGAATTGCAAAAGATATATGTTTGCTAAGTATAACAGAGGCATGAGTGCTAAAAACATTGTAGATGCTACTTGTAAATGCTTTTATAAGTCTGGCTACCATACAAGTAATCTTTGGAAAGTAAGAAGTAATTTATCAACTGAATACTGGACAGTAAAAGCCAGTTTTCCCGAAATGGAATATTAATATGAAATGGATAGAGGAATTAAAAAATAATAATAATCGAGATGAGTGCCTTATCATTGGTAGTGGTTCATCTTTGGATTATTTGCCATATAAAAAAATAGCTAATAATTTTTATGATACTGGATATACAATTTTAGTAAATGAAATGTGGTATGATTATGAAATACCTTATAATTATTGTATAAATCACCATAGTTATAAAATGCCAGAGAATTATTTAGCTAAATGGCAAGAAGATATATTTAGGAATCCTTATAAACACGTTTTACCAGAGTTTGACTGCAATGATGAAAGAAGAGGTGTAACACAAATGAAAGGAGATTTTTACAAGTACAAAGGTATGCCAGTATGTGAATCTACGAAAGTATATGTTAAGCCGATTGTAGAAAAAATACCTAATACTTTATTTGTTGGAGGTACAATTTTGTTTGATGCTATTGGACTTGGTTTGCATTTAGGAGTTAAAACATTTTATTTAATGGGATTTGATGGTGGTCAATTTCAAGGACATACATACTATTCTAAATACAGAGAAGTTTGGCCAGAAGATCCTTTTTTTGCAACTGGGCATTCTATCCGAACAATGAATAGTTTTAAATCATTGCAGGAATTTCTTAAAACAAGAGGTATTACTTTTGTATTCATTTCTGCAAGGTATGGATCAAGTGACCTAACATATAGCAATTATGAAGGTAATGATTATTCTATTGTTTTATAATTATTAGTCATGGTAAAAGGTAGTAAAAGGAATAAACAAATGTTTAGTGACGAGGAGATAGAAATAATTAGAAGATTATACCCTAACACTCCTAATAAGGTCATTGCCACCTGGATGCCTCACACTTCTACATCAATTTCCAACAAAGCCTATGCCATGGGCTTAAGGAAAACAAAGGAGTATATTACAACTAATTGCAGAAATGTATCTATTGCACAATGGGCAAATGTCAAAACAAGTAGCATAGTAAGAAGAACCTGCTTCCATAAAGGACACATTCCCTGGAACAAAGGACAAAAAATGTCCCCACAGCATATAGAAAAACTAACCGGTGTTTTTAAAAAAGGTAATATTCCACATAATGAAATGCCTATTGGTAGTATTAGAGACATTAACTCATACAATGAAATTAAATACGCTAATCATAAATGGATGAGCCTTGCCAGGTACAACTGGGAACAAGTGCACGGCCCAGTGCCTAAAGATATGTGTGTGTTTAAATTGGATGGTAATAAGTACAATGATGACATTAGTAATCTCTGCCTTGTTACCAGGAAAGATTTGGCTATGTTAAATCGCAATCATAAACAATTACCGCAGGAATTAAAAGAAGTGCAAATATTAATTAATCAGATTAAAGACATTGTAAAATGAGACTAACAAAAGATGAAGCTCGGATATTAGCGGAAGCAATGGCAGAGTATAAGTACAAAGTAGTAGAAAATCCTCATTATAAAGAATTAGGAGTGTTTGACAAACTATTTGATTTGCAATACAAATTAGAAATGTTTGGCGATGATAAACGAAGAAATGGCAGAACAACCCAAGATAATTTTAACGACTTAATTAAAAGATTAGCAAAATGAAAAACAAAATCAGCGACCTCCGCAACCACCTATTTTCCGTTCTTGAAGAACTAACCGATCCCGATTCCACCTACGACATTGCCAAAGCCAAGGTTGTGGCAGATGTTGCACAGGTTATTATAAACAGTGCAAGCGTTGAGAACCAGTATTTGAAAATAGTGGGAGGTAGCCATGGCAGTGGATTTATAGAGGATAGGAATGAGGTGAAACAAATAGTCGAAAAGAATTAGACATTTATTAGACATTTATTAGACATTTTTTAGACATTTATTTATGGAAAACTTAGGCTATTTTGTAGAAGTATCAGAAACTGAAGTACGCTTTACGCTTGAAAAACCAGCTGATGGAGTAAGGTATTGGGGAGATGGTTTAGATAAGAAAAAGGATGTTATACCTACTAAAGTTATACCAGATGGTGAAATTGACCCAGACGAACTACTTATTAAAGTAGGGCAATGCCATACTAAAGAAGCACTTAAAGAGCTATGGGATTCAAATCCAGAGTATCAAGACTATCCTTTAATGTTTGCACATCAAGGTGGTAAAATTAAATACAACGATTTTTAAAAAAAGTATTATATTTGATTATTCTTTTGCACGGAGTGGAGACCATGCAAAGGAAATTGGAACAAATCTTTGTTTCACCTGCCCAGTAGTCTCCACCTGCTGGGCTTTTTTTTTGTAACTTTTTAAATTATTTATATGAACAATTTACAATTAAATCCAATTTTGGCGGACGCATTACCAGCGATGAGCCAAAAAGATTTACAGATTCATTCTACTGCTGATCTTAGTGTTTTTAAAATCCTTGATGGAAATAGAAACATTAATTTAGCAAACGTTGAAAGATTAGTAAAATCCATAGAGGAAAATGGTTTTTTACAAATGCCAATTATTGTCAACGAAAATTATGAAGTTATTGATGGTCAACACAGGTTGATGGCTGCAAGGAAATTAAATTCAATTATTTACTACCATAAAGTAAATAATTATGATTTAAAAACTGCTATTGTTTTAAATAGAAATCAATCTAATTGGTCAATATCAGATTATATTAAAAGTTATTGCGATTTAGGTTTTAAAGATTACATTATACTTCAACAATTTTATGAGGCAAACAAAGATTTTAGTTTAATGATTTGTGCAGAATTAACAACACTTGGTAATCAATGGGATATATATTCAAGGGGAAATCTTGAAAGAGGAGATTTAATTAGAAAAGGTCATTATAAATTTGATCCTAATAATAAGGCTGAATATATTTTTAACGCTGCAAGAAAAATTAAAGTAGCAATACCAGATGTTATGATAGTTGCTTATATAAGAACTTTAAAAATTTGTTTAGATAATCCAGATTTTAATTTAAATCAATTTGTAAAAAAGGCAACTACTTATCCAGACCAACATCGTAGAAGTTCAACAATGAGCGTTATATTAGCTAATATAGAGCATATTTATAATTTTAGAAATCAAGGTAAAACAAGGATAATTTTACAAAAATAATTTAATTAGGTGCAGATATTATGTCTGCACCTTTTTTTTATAATTTTATTATGAAAGAAATACTAATAAAACTAAATCAAAGACCTATTGCAGTTTATCCAATTTACATTAAGCTAACTGGCAGTGTAACATCTGGATTATTGCTTAGTCAAATCATGTATTGGTACTCAGCAGTTAATGGCAGAGCATTTTATAAAAGTGATGCTGAAATAATGGAGGAAACAATGCTTACTGCAAATGAACTTAGGAGTGCTAAACTAAGGCTTAAAAGTTTATCTTTTATGAATATGTACCTTAAAGGAGTGCCAGCAAGAACACATTATGAGATTGATGCAGATTTGTTGTTTAGTGAAATTAACAAAAGTAGTTTAGTGAAATCCACTAAACTTGATAAGTTAAATCCACTAAACAGTGTTAGTGATATTAACGAAACTATTACAGAGAGTACAACAGAGAATACTACAAAGAATACAACAAAGAAAGGTTGTGAATTTGAAAATCCACTCCCCGAAACAAAAATTAAAAATTCTTTTACAAGGCAGTCCATCCATGATTCCATTTCCCATGAGCAAGGTTTTAAAGAAAAAGAAAAAAGCACGCGGGAAAAAGAAAAAGAAAGCCAAGAGCCGACCGAAACCTACTCTGCCTTTATCGCCTATTGCCAAGCGTACGAAAATTGCGCTAAGGTTACATTGCCAAAGAACAAGCAAGGCAATTACATTATGAGTGCGAAAGATGGGAGTAACTGCAAAAAATTAATATCATGGATAAAGCAGATAGCAGTGGTTGAGGGAACAATGGATGAAATGGTAGCAGCTTTCACCAAGGCAGCCTGGCACGTTGGTGATAAGTTTATTAGGAATAATTTTAGCATATCAATAATTTATAGCAATGCTAATTCTATTTATACAAAGTGGCATTTTAACAACCCTGCCGCACAGGAGAAGCGGAGACAGGAGGAGATTGAAAGATTAGTAAATGAATATCAACCATGAAAGAATCAAATGTATATTTAGAAGACTGTATGATAGGAATGGCAAGGTATCCAGATAACCATTTTGACTTAGCAATAGTTGACCCACCTTATGGCAATATTGATGCAATAGGATTGATTGATAACAAGAAGAAAGGCAAACAAGCAACTAAAAGAACAAACTATAAACTGTTTGAAAATATTGCACCTGATGACGAATACTACTGCGAATTAGCAAGGGTATCTAAAAATCAAATCATTTGGGGAGGAAACTTTTTAGGGCTTTGCGGTGGTGTAATTGTTTGGCAAAAAAACGGAACTGCATTTGGTGAAGCGGAGGTTGCAATTTGCTCAACACATAAAAGCGTAAAGGTTTTTGAATATACTTGGAATGGTATGATACAGCAGAATATGAAAGACAAAGAAATTAGAATACACCCAACTCAAAAACCCGTTGCTCTTTACAAATGGCTTCTGCATAACTACGCAAAGCAAGGCGATAAAATACTTGATACTCATTTAGGCTCTGGCAGCAGTCGCATTGCAGCGTATGATATGGGATTTGACTTTACTGCATTTGAATTGGATAAAGAATACTTTGAGGCACAGGAAAAAAGGTTTAATCAATTTAAATCACAACTTAAACTATTTTAACAACCATGAAACAAACACCTAAAGAGAAAGCTGAAGAATTAGTACTTAATTATATGCCTTATGTAGATTGGAATGGATTTGATGATAAAAGAGCATTAATAAACGCTAAACAATGTGTTTTAATTGCAGTGGATGAAATTTTAAATTCAAGCCCACTAAACCCAAACTTTGCTGATTGGGATGATTGTGGCGGAGAACATCGATATTGGTACGATGCTCAAAAAACGCAAGCACTTCATTTTTGGCAAAAAGTAAAAGAAGAAATAGAAAAGCTATGAAACAAACACCCAAAGAAAAAGCCAAGGTGCTTTATGAAAACTACTATATCATTATTCAGAATATTGGAGGTGAATTAGGGCAGGAAATCCTTGTTTCCATCCTTGCAGAACAATGCGCATTGTTTTTTGCAAGCCAAATGCAAGCGGAAAAGTGGTTACAAAAAAAATACAAAGCATACGAGTACTGGCAAGAAGTTGAAGTAGAAATAGTAAACTATGCAAATTTTAAACTATGACTAAACAAGACCGCAATGCCTATATGCGTGAGTATATGAAGAAGTACCGCGCCACCATGAACGAATACACTTACAAGAAGATCCGCGAACGAGAAAACCAACGCCTCCGCGCCAAGTACCATGCCATGACCGATGAGGAAAGGCAGAGGTACATAGAGTACCAAAGAACCTATCACAAATTAAAACAATTTACTAATGAGTAATTTAACACAGTACCAACCGCGCAACTCCGACGAGCAGGCAATAATCTCCGCCCGATCTAATCGCATTGCCAACATGGAGCAAAAGGACGCATACAAACAAACATTGAATGTTATCAGCTCCGTGTTTCCCATGTACGGCATTGATGGAGATTTAGCTTTTTATGCAAACATAGCCAAGGAAATTGTAAAGACCTTTGGGCAGATAGCAGCCAATGAGATTGAAATAGCTTTCCGCCTCTTCTCCGCTGAAAGTCTGGAACTGGATGAAGATGTTAAATTCTATGGCAAGGCTAATATGCACACTATAGGAAAGATACTAAATGGCTATATGACTTACCGGAGAAAAATAATAGCCAGCCATGACAATGAAGTAGCAGCACTCCGACACCAGGTGCAGATGGAAGAAAGAGGAAAGGCAGAAAGAGAGAAGTTGTACGCAGAATTTCCAACTATGATTAAAGAGTTTACCGGTAAGACATGGGAAGATGTGCCGCTATACTGGTATGATATGTGCCTAAAGTTTGACATGATAACATACGAGGAAGGAGAGAAAAGAGCATTATGGGATGAAGCCCAGGCCATTGCACTCAAAGAACCACCAGAATCATTAGACCTTCTTACTATCCGCAGCCATGCCAAGAAAATAGAACAGGGCAACATGAAAAGAGCAGTAGTGATCGCGCAGAAACTGGCAGTGTGGAGGAAAGTTATAAAAAAATGAAAATAATTTAAATATTATTATCTATATTAAATATATACTTTGTATATTTACGAAACAAAATAAATTGTTCACCTTTTAAAAAACAAACATGAACGACATTAGTAAAAGATTTGCATCCTACCTTATGGATGACTATCACATTAAAGGCACAACAGAGGAAGATGTTGACAAAGCTATTAACAAAATCTTCCGCTATGAATTACTGGACGATGCACAGCAAGTGTTATTTAACGAAATCATGACAGAAGCACTGGATGTGCCTTGGATAGCGGAGCAGCTCACAGATGTGTGGGATAGATACGAGCAAGAAATTATTGACTGCAAAAAAGAAGATTATGAAAATCGTTAAAGGTGTGGTAAAATATGGTGCAGGTGCGCCAAGGGAAGGACAATATGGGCCTTCAATAAACATCCTCGTAACTCTGGAGGATCAAAGCCAAGTGCGAGTTTACGGAAAGCCTGGCGATGTGATAGAGAGATATAAGTCTGGGCAAAACATACAGCTAATAGATGACAAAGGCAAATACAAGGTAGTTGAGGATGAGCCGCAAACAATGCCAGTACAAACAGAGCAAAGCGATAAGCCAGACTTGGCTGCAATGGTATTTGAGTTGTCTGCCATTTACTCACAGGCATACATTGACATTTATAACAAGATAAGTGAGGCTGGCATACCGCATGAAAATGCAACGGCAGCAACAAGCACTATCTTTATACAGGTATTTCAGAAATTGAGGTGAATGACTACATACGAGGCAGTAACTGCGCTGCCTCTTTTTTAACAACTTAAAAACAAAACAAATGGCTTTAGAAAGAAAAACACCGTTCAATGTTGTATTTTATGACCATGAACAAGACCAAATTAATAGTTGGCAATTTAAAGGGAGTGCAAGATTAGCTTTATTAGTATATACTATTACATCTCAAAAAGATAAAATAGAGGCTAACAATATAAATAAAGAAGAAGAAATTAAATCAGCATTGGATTACATTAATTATGAGGTAAAGAAATTTATTGAAACACCATACACAACAGAAGACAATGTTTAAACTACCACGACCACACCTTTCTATCTCCCAAATTAATCTCTGGGAGTCCGATCCCTCTGCCTACATGAAAAGGTATTTTCTAAACATACCGGATGCTCCTTCGCCTATGATGGAATTTGGAAAGCAGTTTGCCTCCGACATTGAGGACTATTGCAAGGGAGAGAAAAGAGATTTTAATTTTCCTAATAACTTTTTAAACGATATATTACTTTATCCTCATGTTGAGCATAAGTTAGAGTACGATTTTGGTGACTTTAAATTTCTTGGATACATTGACAATGCCTCCGAAAAATTTGAGATTATCAGAGACTTTAAAACAGGCACTGCTGCCTGGACACAAGATCGACTTGAAAACAGTTTACAAATGCAAGCCTATAGCTATGTAATATTTCAGCAATATGGCATTATCCCTACTTGTTTTATTGATTATTACAAGACAAG